ACGGCAGCCAAACAAGCAAATCAAGCCGAATTACTTGCTCGGTGCGGTTATTTTAATTAGTTAATATGTTTTGTTTAGTTATCAATTTTAGTTTCTACCTTTAAGCCGTAATCGGCTTATTTGCAACTCCGTTATGGGTATTTTGCGCCTAACATTTGAGTAATTATAAATCCTTTGTTTTTAACCTATTTTCTCAATAAAAAAAAAGTGAAATTATTTTTATTTTTTTGTCGATTTTACTTGACTTTGTAGCTACAAAGATATATATTTACATCAGACATTATGATTGACTTTAACAAATAAAAGGAGCTACAAAATGGAACAGCAACCAACAATCACCAGTTACTTGCCACTCAATATATCAGTTGGGACAAGCGAAGATGACGCTATTAATGTTAGCAGTCTAAACGATGCTACATCCCACGCAGTTGACGAGGATCATATAATCTACATCCATGATTGCGATGAGAGATTATTATTTACACTCAACTGTTACGGTCAGCCAAATGAGACACTTAGCACAATTGACAGTCTTATTTTTGACTACGTCAAAGATGCAGAGGGCGATGATGTTAAATAACAAAATTACTCCCCACAAAGGCGGGCGCGAACTAACAATTCGCGCTCGTGTAACGTACGGCGAAAAACAAATCATAGACGAGGCGCGTAAAGATTTGAGCTACTCTGATTATCTCGTTGCGAAAGCTCTCAAAGATGTCCGGCGCAAAAACCCATAACCAGCAAATCAATTTGACCGCGCTTTTCAGTGCGGTCTTTTTTGTGACTGCTGGATTTATGTCAATCAAAATTTTTAAGAACAATTTATGGGCGTCAAATTATTTGCAACCCCGTTATAAATGTTTTTGGGCTTACAGTATCATCCTTAATGGTATTGCCTCAATTTCCGGCGATGGAACTTTTTGCTCTTTAAGTTCTTTCTCAAATTCTTCGGCTCTCGGGTCATCTTTATCAATAGCCACTCTTGTTATGTAACAATGTATTTTAATTCCGCTTTCAGTTTGTCCTTCCCATATTCTTGCCGGTACTCCATTAAGGTGTGTTATTTTTGTTGTGCTCTCAATTGTTGCTTTCATAAAGGTTTCTCCAATTCTTTCAGTTTTTTAATAGTTTTTTTTTCTTCTCGTATTGTTTTGTTTATTATAAACAAGAAGCTAACTCCTGCATTCATACCTAAAATAAAAATTATTATTTCTTCCATCATTCATCCTTTTATTTTTACATTTAAACATGCCTAAAGAAAAAATCGTTTTTCCATTTATCAAACACGGTCAAGAAGGATATAATATTTCTTATCCCGAGGACCTTGACGCCGCTAATGATTTATTCTTTATGCACGCCCGCAGAGGTGAAATCTGCGAGGTTGAGTTAAACGGCGTCTCTGTTATTAAAACTTATAAATATGTAAAGAACGGTAAAACAGTTTTAGCTATTAAAAGGAATTCGAATCATCCAGATCTAATTCAGCCCACTTAATAACCTTAGCTTTGCCGGTAAATATTCCGCGCTCTTCTGTTCCGAACGGCTGATAAAATTTTGCTAAAAAATTTTCCGGCATATATTGTCCGATATAGATTGTACCGTCATCAAACAAAAGTAAAATGTTCTCTCCTGTTGGCGGCGTTTTAGTTTCAATTGATTTCCATCTTCTAAATAAAAAGTGATCACTAAATTTTTTCATGTTATTTATTCCACCCCGTTGCCCAATTAGATGATCTGTTCAATTCTTTTTTCTCTATCGGTTTGGTTTTGCTTTCTTGATAATGTTTGAGGTCCTCAGCTACCAATGCGAGATCTGGCCCGTCAATCTTCAGCGCGGCGTATGCCATAACTTCGCAGTCTATTGCTTCCTGCCGGGTGTTTGGTATGTCCCGGTACGCTTTGCCGTCATTGGTTAATATTACTTTTTGCGACAGCAGTTGATCAAAATATTCTTCATTGCAATGTTGATTAAAATGCATTAAGCCCGGAGTTGGTTGATACGGTTCAGGCGGCGGAATGAGTAGACGCGCGTAAATACTATCCTTCGCCGCTACCGTGTTAATTAAATAAAGAGGAATATTTCCTTTGTTATTAAACGACGGTTTCTGCGGAAGCATTGGTCCTTTGTTTGTGTTACTTCCTTTGAAAGCGTAATAATGCAGATGCTGTTTATCGCGGACGTAAGTATAAACTATGTCCGCATGATGCCCGCCGGTATCAATACACCCGGAAGAAATTTTTAGATCTACACCGTAGGGGTGTTTGAAGATTAATGATTGTTTCCATATAAAATATTCGCTCCACAAATAATCAAGCGCCGGGTTACCGGCGTGTACCTTCCGTAGCAATCTCCAGCTCTCATCACCTATTCCCCAGCCTACAACAGTGGTCTCCAAACGATTATCCTGTACGTCTGTTCCGTAGGTAATATAAACTACGCCCTCGGGCAGTACCGGCGGCGTTTCGTGATAGTATAATTCAACCCTGTCAACTAAGGTTTGTTTTTTTGTTATTGTAAAATTTGGATTAAACTTTAACGCAAGCCCGGTATTAATAAAAACTTTTGCTAATTCCGGATTGCCTCTTTTCGCCTGCCTGTCTGCTTCTATTTTTTCGTTTACCATTTCTTCCCAGCTTGCTCGTGGAAACGGTGAATATAGCCTCGGCAAATGAAAACCAAATGTCCCCGGCAATCCTATTTGTGTAGGCATCCAAATACCTTTCCTTAGCATATAAGGTTTAGCGTCATTGGTTAAATGTTCCTTGCAGTTTTCACATTCATAGTAACTTAACTCAGCTTTCTTTTCTGGGTACCGCATCTGTTCCCAAACTAAAACTTGCCTGTAATCACAGGCAGGGCAAGGCACAAAATATTTTTCGAAATCTGTTAATTCAAGATCAGGCCAAATCATTGATTCTTGTTCATCTCCCGGGGAAGATGTTTCGACCAATAAACTATTTTCAAAATTCGACTGCCTTCTTTCAACCAATTTATTTGGGCTGCCTCTTTTGCCCGAGGATAATTTGCATAAATCCAACTCATCAAAAATTACATAGGGCACTGGCCTTGAACTTAGTTGACTCGGAGAGTTTGAACCGGCGATTGCTAAATAACCGCCGTCAAAACTTTTATGAAAAACAGAATCACTTTTACTTCCTTTTTCTCTTTGCTCTCTTATTTTTTTAAATAAAAATTCGTTATCGCGCACCATTGGGTTAAACCGTTCTCGCATATAATTGCTGGCCAAATCTTTCGACGGTTCAATAAACAGTATCCCGTTTGGCGAGTGCTCAATTATTCCCGCTTTAATTATCATTGTAATTAATGTTTTTCCTAACTGTGTCCCAAAAACAAGCACTATTTTTTTAACACCCGGCTCAAAAACAATATCTAATATTCTTTTTTGATAAGGAGCCATTGCCCAGTCATATAAGACAGGCGAATCAAAGTCTGAATACTCCGGAGACAGATAAAAATTTTTACTTGCCCACTCGCTTAGCGCCGGTTTTCTTTTTGGCGCGAACAGGCTTAGCGTTTTTCTTTCCGCCTCTTGAGCTTTTAACAGAGCTTCCGGAGCTGTTCTCCAGCCGTAATCGATATTTGTCGTAGTCGCTAAGTTCATTTTTTATTTCATCAACTAATTCTTTTAAACCTTTTTTTACATGCTGTGGTAAATCAAATTTTACCGCCGCCTTGCTTGGAATAATTTCCAGTTTCGTATTTATATGAACAACAATTTTTTCAAGCCGCGCTTGGTGATCGTCAACTGAAATCGCAGATCCTATTACGTCTCTTTCAAATTCAAATTTTTCCCGTAGCGCTTTATATTTTTCTCTCTCTGCCTCGTAGTCTTTTTTATTTGTTCCTTTTCTTTCTTCATCAATCTGCTTTTGTAAATCGGCAATGTACCAATGGACACACTTTACAATATCGTATTGCCCGCGACTCGCGCGCGGAAAACCTTTCTCTTTAACTAAGCGATTGATCCAGCGCGGGGTACAATTAAGTACCGTTGAAATTTGTTCAAGCGAAGCATATGCCTCCATTTAAAGTCCACAGTTTCAGTTCTACAAATTTTTAAATAAATGTTCAGGTAGTTTTTTTAGATTTTCATTCTGCAACCACTCGCAAGCTCGCCATTTTATTGGCTTTTGCCCGATTACTCTGCTTTTTAATTTCTTCATGTATTCCTCAAAAATTTACAAATAGAACAGAATTAAGGTTTTTGGCACCGGAAAATTTATGAATCCTGCGCTCGTCCCGTATCCGCATCCCATGTTTGAGAAAGGACCCATTTTATTTCCGACTCCGATAATATTTAAAGTTATTTTCATACTTTTTTGCGTAGTTTTTACGCACATGGTTATCAATAGTTGTTATAGATCGTCTTGAACCAATGAGCTGAGCTTGATTAGGCCCGAACTTCTCATCTATCGCTTGAGTATGTTTATTTAATGTACTTGGATTTCCGGCGCGTGTTTCCATTATCTTGTTCGGATTTCGTAAATATACTCCTGTATGACCACTTCTCATTGTTGCTATAAAGCCGCCTTTTATTTTCTGGTTTTTGCCTTTCTTTACTTTGAACATCACTCCATCGCCTTTTTCTTTTGCATTATACCTCGTCAATGCTCTTCCCTTCCTTCTTGATACGGCTATAATAGAAGCACGTGGGTTTTTAAATGTTGCTTTATTAATCCTTGTCTGATGTAATAGCTTCCCAGTACTTCCTCTTTCTAATTTCAAATCTTTATCTTTAATATTAATTCGTTGTCTAATCTCTTTTCTTGTTTCGGTGAATGCACTGCTGGCAAGATCATTAACGGTGCGCACCTGAGCTTTATTAACATCATCACTCAAAGCTTTTATTTCTTTCTTAATAAACTGTTTGATATTTGTTTTAATATTCAACATACTTTCTTTCCATCAAGCAACCGCGTTATCTTCTTCTGTTTAATTAAATCTTTTGTTGTAAGTTTATTATCAATTATCTCTAACTTAACATCCTTATTTACTATCCACTGCCACTCATTACCTTTCAATTCGAACGTACCGAAAGCAGCGTATATGTAATTACCGCGCCGCCTACAGTGTGGAGCAAACAATCTTTCTTTGCCGGGCAGTATCAATATGCATTTAACAAACTCTGTCATAACACAATCACGTTATCCTTATGAATTTCCTTTAACAACTCTACCTCTTGAGCTTCGAAATACTCAACGTTCGGTTTAAAGATTTGATTCTTCAGTATCACTAACTCTTTATGAGCGTCTTCACCTATACGTTTTGTTACCCATATTTGTT